TTAGGCTTCCCGGCTCCATGTCTTGAGCTGCGATGTGACAAAGAAAATCACAGTCCGGCACGATCGGGCTCGTCATCGGCCAATCAACAGGGATTTCATCAATGAAAATCCGTACATCATTGATGCGGGTCAGCTTAGCGCCGATCTCGCGGGCATAGGCGGCCGTGCGCGCAAACTTCTCAGGGAAGTGGAAGCGATACAGCGACCAATAATCAGGGCTCGTGGCCTTTACGCAGCCCGTCTGAAGGCAGTTCGCGTTGGGAAATCCCATCGCATAGGAACGAGGTAGTTCAATCCCCCAGCGCTCAATCATTGCCAAGCTGGCGGCTTTGGTGATGCCACGGTCGATCAGCGGTACCCGGACCGTCAACTCGGGATAGTTGGCCTTCAGCCGTTTAAAGCGGTCCTCGTCCCCCGCGTCTGCCGTATAGCCAAAGACGTGAATGTCGGACGGCTTCTGGAACGCAAGGCGAGGAGTGATCTTCATTGCCACAGTACAGGGCGCGCCGTTGATGCCGGACATATACCGCTTTTTCTGCCAAACTTCCCAAACGTCAGCGTACTCCTCAGATTTGAGTACCGTGACTGAGCGGTTCAGTCGCCGCATCACGTCAGCCTCAAACCGGTAGTTATCGGGATCTTCGTTCGAGGTTTCACAGCGGACGATGATCGCGTCGGGGGTGTCGCGTAGCATCAATTGCGCCACGACCGCACTGGCGGCACCGGTTGACCACCAAATCAGGGTCCGGCTCATGCATCGTCCCTATGCGCGAAAGATTGAAATCAGCACCAACAGCTTCGTACGTCAAGCCTTATCCCAGTCTCTCACGTCAATCGTCATCCAACAGCTGCCAATCCAACACGACGCAAGGTGACGGGAGTAATGTCAGTGTACGCGTACCACATCGCCTCGTAAACCACATAGTATGTCCCGGGCGTCTGCGCCGCCAATGTCTTGGCCCGAGTCTTCGCCGTCTCAACATCCCCGTATAACTGTCCGTCGACGGCGCCGAACGTTCCAAGAGTAGCCGTATCAGTCGCAAGCCCGTAACCGGCAACGACCCAATGCTTTTTGACCAGCGGATCATCGGCAACGGCAGGCATTGCTGGTCTCGATCATTTGCGTTCCGCACACTGCGTTGTGTCTGGATGCGCCTTGGCATATTTCATCGACACCATCTTGCCAGTTATCGACGAGCGGCACTGCTTTGTCGCTGCGGCTTCAGCAATTGTAATCGCCATCAACACAAACAAACATGTGCCAATGATAGTTTTCAGCATCATTTTCCCTCCAGCCTTGCGTGCCGTTTCCGCACCGCTTGGACATCTGCCCACCCCTGAGGGTAAACCACGATCTGCCTCCAAGACTTTCGGCTGACCACTAACCAGGACTTCGATGGTCATTTAATGGATCACCATGCGTACGGTGCACCTTGCAGAGGCATGGCAGACGCAAGCTATCATTTTCCCTTGTCTTCTTTTGCTTTTTCTTCTTCCGGCAGAAGTTCGAGCAGCAGCGCCGCGCCAGCAGCATCGATCGTGACTTGCCGCTCGGTCGAGATGCCGGCGAGCTGGCCACGTAAATTAGTAGTCACCTGCTTTTTGATATCTTCCCCCGTCGCATCGCCATGATATTCAGCCATTGGTTTTCTCCGTTGCAACAACCTTCAGCTTTAACTCTTCCGTGGCGTAGGTTTGCATCACCCCACCATCATCAATCCTCTGATACCCCGACGATTCAAGCGTGTGATCCAACCCATCCATACGCGTCTTCAAATCGCGCGCATGCTTCCTTGCGTTGAGCATCATCATCTGCATTTCGCGTGGCTCACCCCGCAACATCCGCCATCGCAAATCACGAATAATTCGTTCTTCACGCTCAAGTGCCGACCATTGTCCACGCGCCACATGCTCAATGACGTAAGTCTTATCGTGCATCAAGTGCATCAGCACCATTGCGGTGTAAGCACCACCATCCGAAGTACCGGCTTTGTCGACGAAACGCACGCTACGCAAGATCTTCGAACGCTCGGGCTGTATTGCCAGTACCTGCAATCGCTCAATGGGGAAAACACCGCCGCCGGTAATGATAGGATTCTGCTGATACAGCGCTTCCCATGAACCACTAGTGTAGAGCTTTTTGCGTTCAAGCAGAAAGTCGAGCGACTTCAATTCTGGAAATAACGGCTCGCCCATCTTGCGATGGACTTCGTCATGCTCGGCCAGCGCCGGAAATCTCGCTATCTGCACCCGATCGCCAAAATGCTCGATCATGCGGCCCGCAGGATCGTCGATGTGCCAACGCGTGCCGATCATCAACAGCGCGGCCTTGTCAGAAAAGCGCGAGAACACGTCGTCGGTCAACCAATTCCACGCTTTGTCACGTGACACCTCGCTCGATGCTTCAGCCCGCGACTTGATCGGATCATCGATGATGCCGAGGTCAAGCGCTTCGCCGGTAATCGACCCCAACACCGTGGTATTACGAAAGTAACCGTCGTGCCCGACGAATTCGAGCATATCGAAATTACGTTGTGCAAGCCCCGATCCCTTCGGCGATAGTAAGTCTTTACCGAAAATATATCGATACATCGGGTCTTCAAGCGCACGCTGCATGCGCAGATTAGCGCGGATACTTAGCCGATCACTAAACGAACTATAGATGATCCGGGTATCTGGATCTCGGCCCGCAACCCAAGCAGCGAAGTCCAACACGGTGAGCGACTTGCCGTGTTGCGGAGGTGTGGCAATCAGCATCACCGGGCGCTTACCGGCTTTCCAATCCTGATAGAATTTCCGCAGCCTGAAAGCTAACGCACGCGGAAACCAGTAACCGCGCAGCATAAATCTAGAATTCATCACCACGCGGTACTGCGCAAAATTATCGCGCGCCGCACTTAGATTGGCGACGAAAGCTTGCTTGCTCTCTGGCGAATCAACAGCATGAAGAATCCGGGGACCGCGCTGTAACATTCATTTGTCTTCTCACTCATCATACTCAATTTCTGGTGCGGGTAGTCGCTCGCTGCGCAGCCAGCCGAGAAAAGAGCGTTTGAGCAGCTCAGTGTCCAGCCGATCGGTCTTGGCGCGCCGATGTTCGCGCGATACGGCTACGCTCGATGCGTGGATGACGTAGGCCTCCGATGCCGCGTGCTTTGAGCCAGCGCGCCAGCCAGAAGCCGTCACGGCCGGCCTCGAAAGCGACAGCAATGCGTTTGATCCGATGCCCTGCCTGCGCCGCTTCTTCTCGCCATCGATGCAGCAACTTCAGCAATGCGCTCTCGTCGACCGCGAGCTTCTTCAACGGCTGGCGCTCGACGTCAGGTACGATGCCGGCGACGAGCCAGCTCGACAGGCTCAGTTCGATAACGGCGATCAGCGTGCCGTCCGGTTTGAGGGGCGTAAGGGATCGGCTCAGGTCGTACAACTTCTGCATGGGGGGCTCCATCGGTTCACATCAGCGCCGATGAATGCCATATCCTCACCTTCCTCACCTTCCTCACCGCCGCCGTCTGCCGCATAGCATCTCCCTTGGAGGTTTGCGGACGCCGGCCCGTGCGCGCCGCACCACCGTCATCGGGCCGGCATCCGAAAACCTTCACATAAGCGGTCAAACTCCTAAAAGACATCGAGGTCGTGTCCCGTGACGACCTCGCCGTCATAGAGTAACTGAATTTCCTTCAACAAGGCCCCCTCGGAATCCACAAGGTTCAGCGCGCCGCCGGCATTGGACCGATGATAGAGCACCAACAAGCCGGGCTTCACGCGTGAGGCAAGCGCAGCGAGCTCTCTCGACGACGTATGATGGGTCTGACGATATCGTTGCCATTTGCGCGAAACCTGCTCGTAGGTGTGCCGCGAATATGTTTCGTGGATCAGGACGTCACAACCTGCGCAGTGATCGAGCAAGCTGGGCGTCGGAGCCGTATCGCCTGACATCACGATGACTCTGTCCGGCGTTTCAAATCGAAAGCCGAACGCGTGTTCCAGTCCATGCCGCACCGGAAACGCCGTCACGCGAATATTCCGATCGGTGTAGATCACTCCCGGCTTGATCTCGTGCACGACGACCTGGCATCCGGCTGACGGCAATCTGTCGATACCGTTGACGCGGTTGTCGATGTCGACCTTCCAGGCACTCAGCACATGCCTTGTCATGGCTCGCAGACCTTTCGGCCCGTAGACCTCGATCGGTTCCTTGCGACCCAGTATCCATGGCGTGAGAATCAAATCGGGGTAGCCGGCTGTGTGGTCGGCGTGCATGTGCGTAAGGAACACCGTCTTTATTTCGCCCGCGGCAGCTCCCAGCGCTGTAATGCCCTTGTTGTATGCCGCGGCCGCACGGCGAATGACGCCGGGGCCGAAATCGACGAGATACGGCTTGCCGTTCACTACGATGGCTGTTGCAGGTCCCGAACGAGCGGGATCGGGACGCGGCGTTCCCGTGCCGAGCATGACGATTTGAGACGCCGGCGCTGGCTTGTCAGATAATGTGGACCTGCTTCTCCGCACACTCACTCCAGCTTGATCTTGGATGTCTTGATGACGCCTTGCCAGCGTTCGCCGGCCGACGTG